TAATTTACGTTTTGTTGTCAGTATCGCCAAGTGTGGGGGGACACGGTATTTGTCAATAGAATTAAGCGAAAACGACACGCTATTTGTCAAAAGCCATCAAAAAGGAGTACAAGAAGGGAACAAAAAGCTCAATGGTTATGGAGCTGAGTGACACGCTATTTGTCAAAAATCAGTGAGCGTTTAAAGTGTTTAAATTACCAATTATCAAGATATTAAGTGAAAGAATTTAGACGTAAAAATGTCCGCAATAAATTGCGATTGGCGAACCTATTGGCGAACATTGACGAACCAAAATCAGTAATTTTGGATTGGAGAAATTAACTGTCTAAGATATGAAGATTTTCATGGAATTGAACCACTTGCTGTGGCGATCACATAAGCTCCACTACTCGTAGAAGATTTGAATTGATCTCCATTTATATAAATTGTACAAATAACAGTACCAGTTTGACCCTGGTTCTGGGCTGACAAATAAACGAAGTTACCTCTCGGCGCTACAAACGACATAGACCATGGAACACTCACATCACCAAATTGAGACGTTCCTTCTTCTTTATTTGATAAGGTGATGTCTACTGTTTGCGCGGTTCCGGTAACTTCATATTTTACGGTTGCTGTGGTTGGCTCAGGATCATCAGGCTCTTTTGGATTTGATTCGCAAGCGAACAGTATCAGCGATAAAAGAATAGTTAATAATTTCATGGTTTATCCCTTCTGAAAATTAGTAATCCTGTATGGACAAAACAACCCTCCCAAATATGATCAAATCCTCCATCTGTTCAGGTGGAATATGGATACGAGCCGGCAGATGGACATCAGTTTGAATAGAAGCGATCTTCTTGCCGAAAAAGACTTTACCGATCAAAGGGATACCTTCAAATTGAACAAGTGCCAAGTCACCGCTATTAATAGCATTCTGTCTATGTATCACAAATATAAGATTCTGATTTGAATTTAGGGGATCTGAGAAATAAGTATTAGCCTGTATAGCGAAGTGATTTCTTAAATTACCAAATAATTTTGATCGTAAGAGAAATAGAAAATCATCATAGTATTCTGAAATAGAAGCGATCTCGGAATCATCCGGGATGTGAAATACTATAGGAAGATAGATACCTTGCCCCTCAAAGTCATAAGGATCTGGCTCAAAATCTTCATCCCTAACAACGAACGCACTATCAGATAATGGAGCATCTTCTTCACCTGTGAGTAGCCAGGTTGGAGAACAGTCCGTGTGCATAGAAATTAGCCCTAATACGTCCGATGGAGGACTCTTTAAATCGCTCTCATAACGACGAAGCATGCTAACAGAGCGACCTATAAGTTCTGACAATTTTGCCTGATTAAAATTTTTCTTCTTACGGGCGTATCGAATCCGTTCACCAAGAGAGTTGTTATTTTCCATTATAAATGTTCCCATTCAAACATATATGCACTTTTTACTTGACAAGCGGTCATATATGGAGTATATTAAGGCGGTCATATGATACCCTTTTAAGGACTGTAATTTGAAAAAACCTTTAAATAAAGCACTTACACCTGTACTAAACCTATTGATTGCAAGGGCAATACAAGATGACAGTCCTGAGTCCTTGTCTTCACTGCGCCCGGACTTCTGTGGATATTCTATATCGATCAGTTGCGCTGGGCGCATTTTCTTTTTCAAAATGTAGTGAATTAAAGAGGGACTGTCAATGTCGAAATTCAGTAAAGTTCCGCCAGCCAAGATACTTAAACAGCTTGACTTTTTTTCCTCAAATCTTCTCCCGAACTCTCTTGACGTACAAAACGAACTCAGAAAATCGATATCGGCGGCTCTAAAAAGTTGCCAGTTTTCACGAGATCATATTGCATCATATATAAGTGAACTTGTCGGACATAAAATTTCCCGATCTATGCTTGATAACTATGCGGATGAAAGCCACATAAAACACCGGATTCCGGCTGAAATTATACCTGCCCTTTGTGTTGTGACTAAAGATTATACGCCACTACGCCTCCTGGTTGAGATTTCAGGGGCGTTCATTTTGATGCCGGAAGAGGCATTGATAGCAAAAATTCTTCAGGTGCGAAGGGAGCGTGAGCGGTTGGAGGAGGAAGAAAAAATCTTAAAAGCTAAACTCGATGTATAGCGAGAATCAATGAAAAAACGAATTATTTATTTCATAGGAATCTTCCAATAATCCAGCCTTTTTCAACTTTAAAATTGAATTTCCGGAGCTGACCAGTGGAACAATTTAAGATACAGATGAAAAAAGGGGACTGGCTCAGCGTCTCGGAAGCCGCCCAACTTGAGAATATTTCCGAGCGGGCTGTTCAGAAAAGAATTAAAGATGATAAAAATATTACCCGGGAATTGGAGGGACGTGGAGGCTGTAGCGGAATTAGTTACGAAGTAAACCTCTTATCATTATCACCCGAAGCGCAAGCCCTATATGAGAAACACCAGATTTCTAACTACCGAAATAATTTTCTTCAGGAGATGGAGATAGAAGGAATTGAGGTACCAGAAGAACAGCAGGAATTAGCTCTCAAACGCCTTGAAATTGTTAAACAGATCCTCTCTCATAGGGGACCCGGTAAAACTGAATTTGTTCAAAACCTCTCAAAAGAGTTAGGAGAAAACCCCCGGAAGTTATATCGCTGGGTTAAGTCCTGGTCGGAGACAAAGGCCCTATCCTCTCTCATTCGTAAAAGGAGATTCGATCTCGGCAACACAAAATCTTTTTCATTGGAGGCGATCAATTATTTAAAGGCGGCGTACATCAATCGCCAGCATGCACTCAAAGCGTACAATTTGTTGATAGAAAAAGCCGCTGAAAAAGGTTGGAATATCGGGACCTACCGGAGCGCCCTTCGGCACATCAGTCAGATAGATCCTGCACTGCTGGTTTATTCAAATGAAGGCAGAAAAGGCTTGGACGACAAGGTCGTTCCTTCCATCAGAAGAGATTATTCTGATCTCGAGCCAATGGAAATCCTCTCCGGGGATCACCATGTATTTGATTTGATGGTACAAGATTTACCCAGAGCCAAGCCGTATCGCCCGTGGATAACCGTGTTTCAGGATCTGAGGACTAGAGCGATCGTCGGCTACTGTATAGTAAAACAACCTAATAGCGAATCGATCGCCGTAGCGCTGAGACATACAATATTACCCAAAGAGAAACGTGAATACATCTTCTTCGGAATTCCCAAGACAGTTTATATCGACAACGGAAAGGATTACAGAAGCAAATACCTGGCCGGTAATGAATGGAAGGAACGAAATTTCGGGAAGATAGATTTAAACCCCGATACGAGGGGGGTATTCGCACGATTGGAGATTGAAACTATATTTGCGAATCCATATAACGCAAAAGCCAAAGCCCCCGAAAGATGGTTCCGCACACTCGAAGATCAGTGCATAAAGGACCTTCCCGGATATACAGGAAACAAGCCAGAGAATAGACCAGCCGAAAGACTTATAAAAGAGACCGAAAGTGGAGAATTACTCACCATCGTCAATCTGGCGCAGATCGTTGAGGATTATATCGTAAAGATTTATCACCAAAACAGCCATCGTGGAGTCGGTATGAAGGGCAAATCTCCTATTGAAAATTGGCGATCATGCAGGAAACGTGGCTGGGAACCCAAGACGGTTTCCTCCGAGCGTGTCCTGGATGCACTCCTCATGAGAGAAAATAAGAGGAAAGTGAACCGAGGACTTGTGGCGATTTTCAACACTTATTATGAGCATCCGGTTCTCCAACGCCTCCAGGGTGAGACCGTTGAAGTGCGCTACGACGCATCAGATTTAAGCACAATCCACGTTTTCCATAACAATGATTATGTGTGCAGCGCCCCTGCGTACAATTACGCTTCAATGAAGATCAGCCATGAAGAGCTCCAGAACCGAATCAAGCAGAAGAGGCGGGCAATCAACAATATAGTCGAAAGACATGAAGATATGATGCGATCTGCAGGAATAAATCCGAAGGTAGTGGGGCGCTCAAAGATTGATAACAGTGAGGATGCAACTTTTATTCTCACGGGGCTTGAAAAAACCGCCGAGGATATGAATGAAGCGAACGAATCAATTAAGCGTAAAGCCGTTCGCAAAATCAATCCAAAAGAATTAGAAAGCTGGGTAGATCCCTGGATCGAAATAGAGGAAGACAGGAAATATGCGGAGGAGGAGAGAAGAAAAAATGAAAGCTGAAATATACCCGTCAGAGGATATCGCTAAAGATAAAAAGATTTTAAGGGAACTCCTTAAAAGTAAAACAATCTCTCTGAGGACCCTCGCAGAACGCACCGGATATAGCAGGTCAACATGGTCCCTATATCTCGACGGAAACTATAACGGGGATGTGGAGAAGGTTGATAGAAAGCTGGTAGAGTTCATAAACGACTGGTTGAAACGTGAGCAGTTGGCTGAAACGTCCGCCACAAAAATCCTGAAAAGCGCATGCGCAGAGGCCTTTGAATGGAAGAGGCTCGGGATCATTGTGGGTGGTTCGGGCGTTGGTAAAACGGCTACGATAAAAGCACTTGAGCAAGAGCAGGAACAGATCATCGTTATAGATTGCCATCGTGCTATGCGACCCCGCGAGGTCTTCACTGTAATACTCGAAAAATTAAATGAGCCGCCGACACGATACAGTTCAAACGGCGCCAAGGTCAGCGGAATTATCAACGCCCTTCAACGCAAAGAACGCATCATAATTTTTGACGAAGCGGATCAGCTGACGTCATTTACGATCGATGTCGCCCGGAGGATCTGGGATGAGGGGAACTGCGGAATGTTGTTTATAGGACTTCCGGTTCTCTCGACAATTATCAGTCGGGGAAAGGATTCAATTAAGGTAAATCTCAGTTATTTCGACAGCCGAATTTCGTTGAGAAGGCAGATACCCGGGCCCAATTTAGATGACATCAAGAAGATAATATCTCTTTATAATTCAGACTTATCGCCGCAAATGTTAAAACATATCAGGGGGTGGATCTCCAACAGGGGTGAACTGCGAATACTGATTAACGTTCTCGAAAAGGCGGTGGCTGTTTCTGCGAAAAGTAAGGGAATAATCACCGACGAGATATTCGAGATGTGCTACAAATTGATTCAGGGATTCAACTAATGGCAACCCCTCTCTCCGAAGCGATAGAACATGCCTTTGCAACCATGGGCCCGATACTGCTTTTGACAAATCGGTGGCAGACTGTCGGTGAGATCCGAAGGCAAGAGAGTGAGGTAAATCAAATTGATATCGTGCTGATTCCGTCGGTACGAAACCTCGAAAAGATGAAGGCGGTTCTCGGCCGTGCCGGTCGTATTGTGACAGAGACTCCAAATCGATATGTAGTAAAATATGAAGTAAAAGCGTGGCTCGATGAAAAGGTTACTATCTATATAACAGATAGCAGCTCCTACGCCTTTCAAACGCTGTTTAAAACAGGGCCTAAACCCTTTTTAAAAGCGTTTCAAAAAGTCGCTAAATCAAAGGGATTTACTCTGACGGAAAACGGGTTAGGTAATGGGCGCAAGATATTCAAGGCAGAGGACGAGGGCGCCATCTTCGGGCTCCTAGGCATCACATATATAAAGCCCGAGCAGAGGGCGGCTATCACCAGAACGGAGCAACTGAAATGAGCGCGGATTATATAATCGGGATAGTTATTGGAATCTTAATAAGTCTGTTATCCTACTGGCTTTTCAAGGAGAATTTTATGAAGAAAAATAACACAACCGGCAGTGGAAGATTTGAACGAGTACGGAAGCTGTATCTAAAGTTGTATTCGCTGAGAGAGGAAAAGACGCAATTCGATAAAGACCAAAATAAGAAGATTCGAGAAACCGAGGAGTCCTTAATCAAGTTGATAAAATTCGATCCGAATCAGACTGAGATTGAATTGGATTCGGATAAGAAATAACATGCCTCTCGATTTTATAACAGAGAAACAGAACTACGCCTCGCACATCGAAGAGATCGATGCGGCGGATAGGCTTTATAAACTTATGGTAAATCATTTATGTGAGTTCATAGTAGCAGTTCGCAATCTCTCGGAGCGGCAAGTGGAATTACTTTTACTCCGTGCGAAAGGATTTACTTATGAGCAGATAGGCGATTTGCTCGGAATCACAAAACAAACGGTTCACGGATCTGTAGTAAAAACAATCAGGCAATTGGAGGGGATAGCGAAGAACATGGAGACCGGGCTGAAGGAGAAATCATGAACGGATATATAGCGCAGATGTGGCCGAGCGAACGGATGATATTTTTCCCTTACGCTGAAAGCTGGAGGGAGGCGCGGGACAGGGCTGAGGAAGAAAAATCCCCGGGCGAGACGGTTCACCTGGTCTATCCGAACAAATCAAATGCGGTACCGGAGGAAGTTCATGAGGTTTTTCACGATTGATGAACGGGCTTCAGAATAGTAAGATTTTAGACTTGTATTGTGGTGGCGGTGGGGGGCTCTTCGCAAAGCCCGAGAGCAAGTCAGAAGTCTATAATGATCTCCAAGGGACCTAACAGGAAAAAGCATGGAAACGAGATCTTTATCTCGAATTACTAATGAGCGAACAGAAGCAATATAAGATCAGCGACGTAATACCGATCGTCAAACGCTGGAATGGATGGCTCATATTTCCCTGTGAACGATTCGAGTTTGTCGGCTCCTATCGACGGGAGAGGGACTTCATTCACGATCTGGATGTGATCGTTATCCCCAAGCTAACTATAGAGCATCACCCTGACTATCAGGACGACCTTTTCGGCGGCTCCACTCATGAAGTATTCGTCAGTGAATTTGATAAACAATTAGGAAGCTTAGAGGACGCAGGGAGAATCAAGGGGATCTCTTCGGGAGATAGCCTGAAGCGCATCATAGACCTGGACAGCGGAATTCAAATCGATTTCTACATAGCAAATGAGGATACCTGGCCCGTCCTTAAACTGATCCGTACCGGCTCGAAGGAGCATAATATTATGCTTGCAAAGAGAGCTAAGAATATGGGTATGAAATTGAAGGCGAACGGAGACGGCTTGGTCGATAGTAACGGCGTGAAGCTTTCAGTCATTATCGAAGAGGACATTTTCAAACACTTGGGACTCGAATATGTTAAACCGGAAAACAGGGAGATATAGCATGAAATCGCACTTTGACCGGATCTCGTTTTGGACAATTTTAATAGCCTACATTTATATCGTAGGTCACGTTTTCTTGTTTTTAATCAAATAAAATCAGTGAATTAAGGAGATAATTATGGCAAAGCAGAAAGGAAATTCCGAGCCGATCTTAGCAGGGTTCAACGCGGTTGACGCGACACTCAAAAGGATTGCTGAACTCGACAGACAGATAGATCTGATAGAATCGAACAAGAATGAAGAGATCGATAAATCAAAGACTAACGCCATTGAGCTCAGCACTCCTCTCACGGGCGAAAAGAAGGAGCTAACTCGCAACCTCAGGGATTACTGCGAATTCAACAAAGAGCAATTCGCAAAACAGAGGAGTCGGGAGCTGAACTGGGGAACAGTCGGATACAGAAAAACTCCGCCGGCTTTAAAGCCACTTTCTAAATGGACCTGGCAGAAAGTTCTGGCAAAGCTGAAGGAGACTGGCAGAAAGGATTTTATCGCGGTTAAGGAGTCGATCGACAAAGAAGCGATCGGCAAGGCAAAACTCGCATCGGAGGACCTGTCTATCTACGGCATGAAGATGGAATCGAAAGATGAGTTTTGGTTTGAAACAAAACATGACTCACTGAAGGAAACCGAGAATCCGGAAGCGAAACAAAGGGCGGTGAATGCCTGAAAGTAACATCATACCGAGTATAGACCTTCCGGCCAGCAGGGAATTCGTAGGGCATAGTGAGGACGACCAGATGCTTTCACTGATCGCCTTTGGCCCGGCGGATGAATATATGAAACGAGCTGGCATAATAGCTGAACCAGAAGAGGAAAAACAAATGGATGAAATTGATAGTAATGGTCTGAGTAAAAGAACAAAGAGATATTTACATAAATATGGGGCGGAAAAAATAGCTGTAGCCCGTGAAGAGAAGCTCTCATACGCTGCCGAACAGTTGAGCGTATCGGTCCAGACCATAAGTAATATCAGGGCCGCTTTCAGTGGAGATAAAATCCCTCAGAACGGCAAGTCAGGTGAAGACGGGGATCCTGTACCTCCGGAACTGGTACAGAAGCCGGAGGGATTAATTCAAGTAAATATAGAGATACACTTACACGTCCCGTCAGAGATCACGGCCAAGGTTAGGTTTGTTAAATAAGTGAACCATATTCAAATAGATACCCTCTCCCAAAAACGTCACCTGTTGAAGGTGATGTCTAGCGGCGAATGGTATGGCTCTATGGATCTCGTGCAGATGGTGGGAATTGCATGGAATCAGCGGAAGAATGAACTTCGCCGGGAAGAGGGTATCCTATTTGAAAAACGGGCTTCAGGCAGAGCGTTTGAATATCGACTTCGCACACCTGTTGAGCAGATAAACCTGACGAATTGTGAGCTTATAGAGCCCGGTCTTAAGGGAGAGCAAACGATGTTAGCAATAGGTTCAAGGATAAAATCAGAAGACGGTGATTACGTTGTTGAGGCCGTGGGTATCAACGGTAAGTTTTACGTGAGGGGGCCGAAAGGCTTAACAATTATGAGCAGTGAAACATTGACGAAAATAGGGTTACCGACGAACTGAGAAATTCAATGACTGAAACATTGCAACATTTCCATCTGCACAAACTGATCGTAGAAACGACAGCAATGGTTATAATGAGATGCGACTGCGGACATGTAATTACTGAGATGAAATCTCAGACAACCATCTTTCCGGCTCTCGGAAAGATCCAGGAGAAATCGACCAACGAGAGATATGAAGTGCCGACTATAAACAGGAGTCAGATCAAAAGAATTTATGGGCTTGCAGCGAATATCCCCCTGAACAATGAGGAACTGCATCAGGTCGTTCTTGCGGAGACGGGTGAGGAGCACATCTCGATGCTTAAATTCAATCAGGCAAGAGCTGTGACTTCTAAGCTAAAGGAGATTTGGGATAAAAAGCCGGGACGGATCTCAAATAAACAGATGGGGAAGATCTGGAAACTAGGATTTAAACTTCACTGGTCAAAACCCGCAGTCAATAAATTCTGCAAACGAATCACGGGGAAAGCAAATCCTTTTAAGCTCTCTATAGCTGAGGGAAACACTCTCATCAAGGCCATGGCAGCCATGATAAAACACGATAAGACAAAGAAGAAATGAGCAATCCAATTTCCGAAATCATCTCAGACGAACAGTACGAAGCCCTGGTGGGAATGGGGTTGCTACAAGATATCCCCTTTAGGAACACGCAGATCAGAAGGAAGTTTGAGAATTTTAAGAATTGTGGCATGACTACAGGGGAGGCGATCCTGAAATTGATGGCTGAATATCATCTCGGAAGGGCTTCCATTAAGTCGATAGTATATTAGAAATATACTGAAGGCTATCTAAAATATCTTTACCTATAATCCCCCCCCTATTACTTAGCCTGTGAATGGCTAAGAAGCATCTAAAACCTGACATACCAAAATTACGTGAAGGGGGTACCGGAAGTGAACCTGTTCTAACGCCTGAACAGCGGGAAGCTGAGAAATTATACCTCGCCGGGAAGAAAGTAAGTGAGATAGCGATGGTTCTCGGCTGCAACTCCCGGAGAATTTACACATGGATAAAGAAGTTCGGATGGAAAGAAAGGCGGGCCCAAATTGAAAAAACTCCTGAATATATTCAGGGAGTCCTCCTTAAAAAACTGGCCGAAGAGGTAGAGGGAATTGCGGCTAAAAAGGGCATATCAACCGTGGAGGCGGATAAGATAGTAAAGATAGTTTCTTCAATAAAATCATTAAGAAGGGAATCGGATAAGCTCGGGAATATCATTCTAACGATGACTGAATTTATGGGATTCATAAGTGGGAAAGAGTCAAGGTTGGCTGACAGGATCTCGGAATATTTAGGTGAATTCACAAAAGAGATGGTAGAGAAATACGGATGAGTGTTAAACAGACGTCGGTAAAAGAATTTGAACAAAAGATGGGGGAGATCCGTCTTCGAATCAAAGAGAATGTTACTCCTTTCAGAGACGACACAAAAGAGAAACAGGAGGCCCGAAAGGCACGAGCCCGGGTGGATAAATTATATTTCGCAAAGACGTATTTCCCGCACTATATCGAGAGTAGATTTTCTCCGATACATAAGCTGTTGTTCAAGCTCACGGAGATTATGGGAACGCCAGTTGTCTTAGCGATGTTCAGGGGTGCTGGCAAATCTGTTCTTATCACACTCATAGATAAGATTCACAAGATCGTTTTCGAGGAGCGTTGGTTCATCATAATCATGTCTGAGACCGAGGGTTCAGCGATGGAGCACACAGGGTCGATGCGGGAGGAACTTGAGCATAACAAACGCCTTCTGCACGATTTCGGCCAGATGAAAAAACTCGGCTCATGGGAAGGGAACGATTTTACTACAGCCAACGGAAGACGGGTTCTGGCGCTGGGTCGGACTCAGACCCCTAGAGACAAGCGTAACGGACCTCACCGGCCCGATGATTTTACGTTCGATGGGTATGAGAATCCGTTTACATCCTATAATCCTGTAATGGTGAAAAAGGGGTTTAGGCGTGTAAAGGAAGATGCGCTCGGATCGGTAGATATCAAGCGTTTTTCTTTCATGTACCTTGGCAACTACTTCTCAAAAACATCTGTAATCCATGAATGCATGGAGATGGAAGGCTGGATCCCGCATATAATTCCGGCTGAAGAGAACGGTAAATCGACCTGGCCCGCCCGATTCAGCCTGAAGATATTACGCCATCTGAAAAAGATAATGGGGTCAGTCTCTTACGATATCGAAATGCTTCAGATCCCCCGGGATGACATCGATCAGACGTTCAGGGATGAATGGTTCAAACGGTGTGTGTATGCCATAGAGGATCTAGCTGAAAAGCAACTCCAAAAAGTGATCTTTTTAGATCCAGCGATCGGGATGAAAGAGAAGCACAGTTTTAAGGCGATGATCGCAATTGGCAGAGAAAAGACAGGGCGAGTCGAGGAGCCGTTTATATACTATGTCCTGAAGGCCTGGATAAGAAAGAAAGTATCTCTTATGGGAATGGGAAGAGCTGCATACGAAATGGACGGTGAGATCAAGCCGAGGGCTTTTGGGATTGAGAAAGTTGCCTTTCAAGCTGCGTTGAAACCGCTTTTTAACACCCTTCAAACAGAGTTTAATCGGCATCTACCCATTCGTATGATCGCCCCTCCAAAAGGCCTGACGAAGGAAGACAGGATAGCCAGGCGTTCTCCGATGATTGAGAACGGCACAATAAGATTTTTACCCGGAGATAGCGACCAGGATGAATTGATAAGGCAGTATAAACATTTCGATAATAAATCAGTGGCGCTTGATGGACCTGATGCAGCGGACGGAGCAATAAGCATGCTTGAAGGACCTAAGAAGAAAAATATTCGAGTTCTCGGAGTTTAGAGTGTATGGGAATGCTTCAAAAGATAAGGGCTTTAAGGGAGGTATGGAAATCACTCGACGAGAGAAAGCTCAACCTATTCGGAGTAAGCGCCTGGCAAGAGAAATCAGGACTCTCTTCAGGGGCGAGTTATGTTGAACAATTGTCTTACTATAACTCTTGGTCCTCGGCGGCTGCCAACATCATTGCGATTAATATCGCTACCGCAAATTTCAGGCTATTTAAAGAGATGCCTGGCGAAGACGAAAGAGAAGAAATTACAGAGCATCCGATCATTGACCTCTTTAAGGGCTTTAACCCCTTCACTACACCTTTTGAATTTCTGGAACTGGGTAGTCTCTATCTCGACTTTACGGGAAATTGGTATGTTTTTAAGGCGAAAGACAGCTTGGGAATTCCCCGAGAGCTTTGGACGCTCCCCAGCGAATGGATTAAAATTTTTCCTGATCGGAAAAAATTCATTAAGGGTTATCAGATCAGCCGTCCGAATAATAAGAAGTTGTGGTTTGACGCTGATGAGGTCATTCACTTTAAACTCCCGAATCCGGCAAATCGTTATTACGGTTTATCAACTATCATGCGGGCGGCTTACGCGGCGGATGCAAATAAATTCATGTCAGAGTATTCACATGGAGTTTATAAGAATAGCGGGTGGCCTGGTACCATTATTGAAACACAGGATGAATTGGGTGAGGGGGAAATTACACGCCTTGATGCACAGTGGAGCAACAAATTCGTTGGATCAAAGAATGCAAATAAGTTACTCATTTTAGAGGGTGGAATGAAGGCAAGTAAATTTAGCGTAACTCCACAGGAACTAGATTTTCTCAGGTCGAAAGAAGTGAATCGAGATGAGATCGCTGCGATATTCGGCGTGCCTCCCTCAAAGATGGGAATAGTGAAAGACGTGAACAGGGCCAATGCGGAAGCGAATGATTACACGTTCATGGTCAATACAATAGATCCACGCCTAACACGTAAAAAACAGAAGTTAAATCTCTCACTTGTAAGACCGCTCTGGCCGGATCTATATCTCGATTACGATTCTGTCATACCCAGGGATAAAGAGTTTGAACTAAAAAAAGACGAGTCAGATCTCAAGGGCGGCGTGATCACCATCAATGAACGTCGTCGCAAACGGGGTCAGAAAGAAGTGCCCTGGGGAGAAGTACCGATTCTCCCGATGAACATGGGGCCGCTCGAAATTGATTCAGAGAACACTGATCCGGAGGAGGCGGAAAAGGGCTTCAGGGCACTCATGAGAGACCTAACGGCCGAAGGGGTTTTATTTGACGCTGAGATAGCCAACGAAACGTTGGGCGCCAAACTCGGCAATCAGTTGATGCAGGCACTCCAAGAGGGCTATGAGAAAGCGATAGAGCTCTTAGGAATTGAGGGCGAAATCACCTGGACTCCCCAGGCAGATCCGAGAGTTGAGGCTGTTTTAAGTAAGAATCTTGAGAAGGTAAAGGGGATAAACGAGGCAACCCGGATACAACTTCTTGAATCGCTTTCCGAAGGGATAGCCGCAGGCGAAGACGTCGCTGTGCTCAAAGCCCGCATAAATAAAGTTTATTCATTTGCTGAAGAAAGTAGAGCTGAGACGATCGCGAGGACCTCCTCTACTCAGGGGATCAATCAAGGTCAGCAATATGCCATGAAAGACAATGATGTAGAAGAGAATGAATGGTTGACTCAAAGAGACGGAGATGTGCGTGAGTCCCACTCCGACGCTGATGGCCAGATTAGGGCTCTGACAGAACCATTCGATATAGGCGGTTACTCATTGTCGTTCCCAGGAGACCCGGCCGGGCCGGCGGAAGAAGTAATCAATTGCAGATGCTTCGCAATTCCGAAAGCCAAAAAGAAAGGAACCGATAATCGTGGGCGACTTTGGGGATCTATTGAAGCTGTACGGATGCCGAGAGAGAAGATCGTCAAGCGTCAACTAAAAGCATTTTTCAGAGCGCAGCGCCGAGAAGTTTTAAACAATTTTAAAGATGCAACCAAATCGATGGAGAAGATATGGCTGAACTGATCAAGGTTTATGATACAAGAAAGGTCTTACTCAAAGAGGGTACGAAGTACGAGATATTTAAACAGTACTCTGAGGAAATCCGTGAGGTTGATGCAGAGGATAGAACTGTAATCCATCTAATTACAACCGATACTCGAGATCGATATGGTGACATAGTCGAACCTAAAGGGGGGCAGATTGAGAATTTTCTTAGAGACCCGGTAGTATTAGATGGACATAAATATGGTACCTTCCCGGTCGGTACAAATGTCTGGCTCAAAAAAAATAAAGGTGGAATTCTTGCGAAGACGAGATTCCATGACAAGACTCAGATAGCCATAGACGCCTTTAACCTTGTAGCAGAAGGAATTTTAAGAGCCTGGTCGATTGGATTCATGCCGATCAATTGGGAGACCTTCGAGGAAGATGGGACTCGCGGCTATCTCTATAAGATTTGGGAGTTACTCGAATACTCTCTTGTGACGGTTCCGGCAAATCCCGATGCACTTACGATGGCCCTCCAGAAGGGATGGCTTGTAGATCCAGTCTGGGAAAAAATAATTGAGAAATGTGAGCTTTCCGGCAGTCAGAATTCGCTGGTGGACGCGGAACGATTAACGGTCCTTGGGAAAAGAATCGATGACGTTGAAGGGCGGATAGTAGTGTTGGAAGATTACGGGGTGTCTTTAAGGGCCGAAACGATTGAGGAAGCAAATAAAAAAGCAAATGAATCTCTGGAGATAATAGTTGATCGAATTCCTGAAATAGTCAGCGAATCGATCGATGGAGTTGTCAGGAGAATAACAGGACAAACATCAAAGGAGAAATAACAAATGGAAGCGTCAATAACATTTAATGAAGAAAAGTTTGCCGAAACGTTGGCAACGAAGATGGAAGAGGGATTGGCTCCACTACTTGAGCCTTTCCGAAAAGAGGGGATTGATGGGAAAGATCCGGGTAGTCCCACAGGTGGATTGGAAGGCGCCGAGAAGATCGCTGCTTATGTCAGGGCTGTAGCCACGGGAGATTTGGCAACCGTTAAAGCTCTCTCGTCTGGAACTGATAGCACAGGTGGCTATTTAGTTCCTGACGAATTTCATGCTGAAGTGCTCAGGATTGCAGAAGAGCATGGAATTGCCAGGCGTGACTGTCGAGTAGTTCCTATGAAAAGGGGAAGCGCTCAGTTTCCAACATCAACATCTGGCATAACGGTGAGTTGGCCGGGTGAAGGGAAGGCAGCCTCCGAAAGCGATCCGGGATTCGGGCTTGCTCAATTGTTAGCCAAAACGATGGCGGCTCTCACTGCAGTTGAAAACGAGTTACTCGAAGATGCAGATGTTGATGTGGTTATGTTCTTAGAGACCCTCTTTGGCGAAGGCGTATCTAAAGAAGAAGATACACAGGTATTGGTAGGAAGTGGCGCTCCTTTTACAGGAGTATTAAACCATGCCGATGCTAATGTCGTCACGATGGGATCCGGAGACATCGCCTTCAGTAATCTAGATGCTGATGATCTGTTGGATATGATCGATGCGGTCACGACCGGTGCAAAGAAGGGAGGTAAATTTTATCTCCACGGTAACATACTCACACTCATCCGGAAGCTTAAAGATAGCAATGGTCAGTACATCTTTAACGGTCCTTCGGGCGATAAGCCGGGTACCATATGGGGATATCGTTACGAAGAAACGGATGTAATGCCCAGCAATTCTGACTCTGCTGTCACGACAAAGTTTGTGATTTTCGGAAATCTCAAGCATACCCTGTTTGGAGATCGCAAACAGATGACGATCGACCTTTCCAAGGACGCTACGATTGGGTCGGTCAATCTCTTCGAGAGCAACATGCAGGCAGTCAGGATTACAGAGCGGATTGCTGTTGCCGTAGGCATTGGAAGCGCCTATGCCGTATTACGGACCGCCGCATCCTGATAATCGGAATTAAAATCCGGAGCCTTCGGGCTCCGGATATAAAATAAGGAGCACGAATAATTATGCTTAAAACACTAAATGAGGCAATCAGAAGCGACGTATCTTTTCGACCTCAAAATCTGACTGCTACGGCAAACGGCATTGCTGTAGATACTGACAGGTTTGACGATGCCCAAGCTATTCTTGATGTCGGAGCGGTAACAGGTACATCGCCAACGCTTGATACCAAGTTTCAGGAATCGGCCGATGGATCAAGCGGATGGACGGACATCACGGGTGCAACGATTGCGCAGATCACCACCGCGGATCAACATAAGACACTCGGAATAAATCTCCGGAGCGTCAAGCGTTATATCCGGGCAGTTGCCACGATTACTGGAACCTCTCCAACCTTCCAGACAGGCCTGAGTGTAAACCTTGGAACCACGGACAAATATCCGGTAACGCAGCTTTAGTAAAAATTGAAGCCAGAAGCCGTCTTGTGAAGATGTGCTATGTAATTCCCCTCAGGAAACATGAGACGGCATTCTGGGCGATTTTAAACAGTGTTTAAACAGGTTGTAGAAAGAAGGAGAAACACATGAAGGTTATAGCAAGGGCAAGAATTGTTGAAGGTGGAGCTGTTCGGCTGCCCGGGGATGAGTTTGAGGTCGAAGATGAACGATTCAAGTCTCTCGGCGATGTGGTTGATGAAGCCCCAGAAACGGTCGAAACAGAGACTCCTGAAACTGATCCGGAAAATGAAGATAGCCCTGATCCAAGGAAACTGTCATCACTTGATAGAGTCAAGAATATGCTCGGATTCTCCGGAGGTAAGGTGGATATAGATATATCAAATCTATCTGAAATTTCCAGAGAAGATATTGAGTTCCTTACAATGGATGAGATCAACGATATCTTCGCAAACTTGGAAGGACTTGAACTTAATCCTAAAACACAAAAAAAGGGTGAAATGATCGATGCGGTTCTCGTTTATACCGAACATCTCAAAGAAGAAGGCGGAGAAGAAAACAAATCAGAGTGATCCGGATCGAAAGTCATCTGAAGAAAAAGCGCTCAGGTGGCCGATTAAGGATCGCATGATTCGGTCTTCGGATGCAAAGACACGGTGAATGAATGACATACGAAAAGAGTAACTCAAAGGACTGGTTCACACGGATCCTGATGTTTCTCGTTGGAGGACTCGGGGCGGCGTTAATCACTTTTGTTACTTTCAATGGAGAGTTAGTTGCTGTTAAAACAAGGGTAGAGTCTCACGATAAAGTGCTCACCGAGATAAAAGAGAAGATAGACAAAATATATGAATATGTCCTTCGTGCTGAGGGGCGTAAAGAAGTTGAGGAGAACAAACAATGAATGAAATACTTCAAGTGGCAGGGCAAGCTATAGGCTTTCCATATTTAGTTGATATCGCGGCGGGAATTGGAGCTGGCGCGGCGGCACTGGGTATAACACTCCCTTTCCTTCCACCTGGGGGCGTGAAAACCGTTGGCAAGGCATTTGGGATTTTACTAAGAGTGTTCCGTCAGAAACCTGCGAAGGACAGGCAATTCGTTGGCATGCTTCGCGGCACAACATCCGACTTTTTAGAAGGGGTTGATGACGGGTTAAAATGAGCAGCCTTCACGAAAGAGAACTCCGGCAGGCGATGGTGGACTATGCGCTATCTTTTGTCGGTCGTCCTTATCGCTGGGGCGGTGATGATCCCAACGAGGGATTTGACTGTTCGGGACTTGCGGTAGAAGTTCTGAAGTCAGTCGGGATTCTCCGGAGAGGCACAGACTATACATCGCAGATGCTTTTCAACAAATTCAAAAATCATCTGTTGGGAACGCCGAAAAAGGGCGCCCTTGTCTTCTATCACAACGGAAAACCTAATAAGAGGATCATACACGTTGCAATTGCCCTGGACAGATCCCGAGTTGTCGAAGCGGGCGGCGGCGGAAGTAAAACAAATACCCTCCAGGACGCGATAGATCAAAACGCCTTTATCCGGATCAGGACGTGGGACAGCCGGAAAAATGTTGCAGGATTTTTAGATCCCGTAAGGAGCATAACCTAATTGGCAGCACAAGATTTAACTGATTTAGCAACACTGAAAAATCACCTGAACCTGACGACTAATACCTGGGATCCTCTTTTAACAGCCCTAATTAGCCAGGTGAGTTCAGCGATCGAAAGTGCTACGAAGAGACAAATAAAAGAACGGGCCGGAATCACAGAATATCTCGACGGCCCGGGTACGGGTACGCTTATTCCTTTGCAGAGTCCTATAAATTCAATTGCAAGTATCCACGTTGACAGCCTGAGATTATGGCCGAGCACTTCACTTGTTCTTACTACTGATTATGTGATTGACCAGTCAGGCGTGATAATTCGTGGATTGGGCGGAAAGATATTTTCCGCCGGAGTTCAGAACGTCAAACTCGTTTACGACTATGGATACGCTGCGGTCCCCGATGACCTGGTTCTTGCCTGTCTGCTTTGGTGTCAGGATATAAAGGATAAAACTCCCGGCCTGGATGGTGACGGCAGATTCGGTAAAGCATCCGAGCAGATCAGCGAAGGTGGAACGCTTTCATTTGTAATAGGAATGATGCCTCCGGAGGTAAAAAGTTTGATTAAGCCTTATATAAGGAAGAACATCTGATGTCTTCGACGATTGAAGAAGTCGCACGGGATCTGGCTGAGATGGGTAACGATGTTATCGGTGTGTTGGTCAGGGGCGCGAACAGGTCTCTTGACGCTATCGGCGTTCAATCTCAAAAACAATATCTCCAGGGCGGATCGGGTAAACTTAATATGAAATCGGGCCGTTTGATCCGGAGCATAGTCGGAGCTCTAACCTTTGCACAGAAGGGAGATTCGGGACAGCGTGAGGGAATCCGAAAAGTCCGTGTTAGTAAAGACAGGGTAACGGGCGAAATAGGAAGCGAAGTACCCTACGCCGCAGCACATGAATACGGTACCGGGCCGTACGAGATCCTGCCGACAAAAGCAAAGGCGCTGAGATTCGTATTAGGGGGGCAAGAGATCTTTGCAAAAAGCGTGAAACATCCGGGACAGAAAAAACGCCCTTTTTTACAGCCCGCGCTTGAAGACGTGAGGGATAAATTTCCATCCCTGTTTGAGGAAGAATTACAATCGTTAATAAATAAGTTTGAGAAGAATTAGTGGCTGATACAAAAGCAGATCAGATTTTAGATAACCTGGTAACCACACTTCAGGGTCTTACCATCGCAAACGGATATAGCCTGGATGTCGGACTCGTTTCTCTCAAATACAAGGGATTGAAAAACGTTTCCGCTTCAGGGCATCCGGCAATATTCATTTTAAACATGGGTGAGGATCTCTCTCCGGAGACGAACGAGGAATATTCATCAGACTTTAACATCTGGCTGGCTTGCTCGTTCATGCCAACCGGGGTGGACTCTGACTACGTTACCGAATACAACCGTTGGGTCGGGGATATAAAGAAGATCCTTCTACAGGATATCAGGAGGGGAAATTCAAGCTTCGTAGAAACCACCTTATTGAGGGACGTGACGCCGATATCGGACTGGTCAAAATCGCCGATCCATTTTACGGTTAGAATCGTAGTGCGTTTTACTTTTGACAAGGATTCACCATAAATGTTATTTGAAATTGAAGTAGAAAAAAAACGGCTGACGGAATATTTCACAAAAGGCTCAGAGCGCTATTCAAAGATAACCGAAGGGGGGCTGCCTGAAGAATGTGAATTGATCAGCGTTCGTGGTGATGAATCGGGCCGAATGATGATATTTACCTTTTTCAAGAATGACGGAAATCCCGAAGTAAAAAGTTTACTACCCATTGTTTCAACGAGGAGAGAATAATGCCAGACGGACCTGGATTTCAAACACGAATAGGTATCGGGCTTGAGGGCACCTGGAAGACAGCTGTTGCCCCGACCGAACTCATATCCTTTAAATCCGAAGGTATGAAAAAGGAGATCGCCAGGATCCAAAACGCTATATTGGATGGAAAGGCTTCACGCCTTGCGGACGACGCTGGGATCAACAATTATGGAGGTCCCATTCCCTGTGAGTTGACATACCAGGATCTTGACATGATGTTTGCTCTCTTTTTCGGTGCGAATGCCGCAGTGAGCGATGACGGTATTTATTATACCAGGAGATTTTCTTACGTCGATAAGGTAGCAAAATCCGGCACGATCGTTATTGATAAAATAGTAACAGGATGGAATTTTCTCGGATCTAAGATATCGAAATTTGAACTGTCGAGCAGTGCAAGTGACGGGACGGTCGATGTCACGTTTGAAGTGATCTCAGGAATTCTTCAGAGGGCTACTGCCTATCAGGCGACTGTTCAAGGTTTGTCATTATCCGGAGCTCCTAAAGTAACTTTTGATGACCTCACTTTGCGTATCGGTGACCAAGTAGATGCACTTGGATCGGGAGATGATATTAAGCCTACGAGTATCTCTATTTCTGGAGATAGAAAACTTACAGTGGACCATGTAAATGATAGAGATCCTCTCGAGGCGACCGAAGATGATCGGCCGGAATTCACTTTTAAATTTGGTCTCGATCGATATAAAGATGATACCTTCCCGGATTTTGGAGACGCTGATACGAAACTTCAGACAACAATTGATTTTGTAAGCGGCCCATATCAGTATCTATTTGAGATTCCGGAACTGAAAATTACAAGCCCACCTCCGATAAATGTATCCGGAGCGGGGAAGATCCCAGTTGAAGTTGAAGCTATGGCATACAGGAATTCGTCAACAGTAATCATGACCGATATCACCGATGCAATCCGAACCACAACAATAAATAAGCGCTCGGCGCTGCCACTAGGATAATCATGACTACAGGATTTGAAACAAAAGCGGCGCTGAAGAAAGAAGTTAAAACCGGAACTTATCCGGGAGCCGTAATTGCCCTGGGTGCGGACGATGGGATTCCATTTCTTTCTGAAGGGATAAAAAAGACTTTAGTCAGGCAGGTTGATGCAACCCTCGATGGAAAGGCTTCGATCAAGGACAGCGATATTACCGGAGAATTCTATGCCGGACCTCTTGACGTAGGAGGAAGATATCGCGGCTTGGATAAGATTCTCGCTTTCGCAATGGGATTTGAGAATCCGCAATCCCCCACTATAATCGAAGCCGGGAAGGCATTTAAACATCTGTATGAACTCGATGAGATCCTTGCCACTCAGGGGTGGCTCGCAGGGGAAGGATGGCTCGCTGGGGGCGGTCTTATAGCTGGTGATAAAAAGGTGAGACGAGGGACTTTCGGAATCGAAAAAGGAGTATCGATCTGGGAATATCAATCCTTGATGTTCAATGACTTCACTATAAAATTTAATGTGAAAGACGATAAGAACACTGTTCAACTCTCCTTAAATGCGGTCGCCTATAACCAGGACAGAGCTTCATCGGTAAACACGTCTTCATCAACATGGACGGTTCCGGCAGCCCCCAGCATACTGATGCCCGGTGAATGCGTAGTCCGCATTGCACCATATTCTGCGGGAGGGCTTGTATCCGGAGATTCGATTGGGATCACGGAGGGGGAGATAGTAGTCGAACCGAATCTGGTTACGGACGAGCAGACGACAGCATCCGGGCTTAAGATTGAAGAACCGATCAACGACGGCCTGAGAGCCGTAAAAGGATCATTCAAATACAACAGGTACCAGAACAACGATAATCTCGACAGGTACGATTCCCAAACACTGATGATGATGGATATCAAATGTACTGGCGGGATTATAGCCGGAGCAACGTCTGATCCCTGGCAGTTTAATATCTACGTACCGGAATTCCGGTTTAGCGATGTTCAGGCGCCCGTGGGCGGTGCCGGAAGGATAGGTGTACCGAATTCATGGATAGCAGAGCGTCCATCTACATTGTCGCTTCCTACGGGTTTTCCGACGCCGATAAAGTATTCCGAGATATTCATAGAGACTCAAAACGATTTGAGCGTAAATATTTTAACTGTTAACTAAGGAGTAAAAAGATGGCTTTATTAATTATCGATGGTAGCACAGAGATAAACGCGGCGAATCTAAATAAATTAGTAGGTGCCGGCGATGGGACGATTCTGGGAATGAATATCTATCTTATGAATCTCACTCTCGAATTTGACGGAGTTAACTATAGATATAAACTCGCAACAAGAGACAACGAACTTAGCGGAAGCGTATATCTCGGCAATTTAGGCCCCACAAATGTGATCCCATACACTAATGTCGGCGATTCAAATATTACGAAAGTTAGTACTGGTAAATATACTATAAACCTCTCTTCAGTAAGCAAGATATTTGCCGCCGTCTTTGAAACGTACACAAACGATTCAAATCTTGTAATGTTTACTGCTCTTGGCGTTGTTGGGACTAATAAGGTTACTGTTGAGTTGTACAATGCATCTGGAGCTTATGCCGATATTGCAAGCGGAAAGTTCGCAGAAATGAAAATCTTCATTCTGGCAAAAACTTAATAAATTAGGAGTCTGACACATGATCATACAAATTGACAGGAATTCTGGTGAGGTACTTAGCTTCGATTATTTGAACCCCTTGGAAGACATACAGCGCTTCACGCCATCTTATATTGAGGTTGTTGAGATCACTAAAACCTATCTCGACAGCCTGACAAAGGCGCAAGTTCGGAAGATGGCTGACAAGGGTAATATAGACTACCCTGAAGGTGCATCCAAATCAGTAATTGTCGATGCAATATTAAACTTTAAACAGGAGGCATAATGTCTATCAGGTTAATAGAAGATGATGAACGCTATGAATTTGTTTACGAGGGGGCTAAGCTGATTTACGCCCGCCCATCTCCCGGACAGCGATCGCACTGGATAAAGAAACACACAAACGCTAAGGGGATAGTAAACTGGGTTGCGCTCAGCATCGAGGCGATTCAATGGGCCGTCTCTGATTGGGAGGGAGTCGTGGATGGTGAAGGCAATGAAGTCGAATTTGATAAGGAGAAACTAAAGAGACTTCCTGCGGACGTCATTGATGAATTTATCCTGCAATTGGGGCTTGCCAGTCCTGAAGAGGTATCTGAAAAAAAAGCCTAGCCCTGGAGAACCTCCGGGAGTACATCACTCACACGGTAGAGCAGGGCACAACTGATTGGTGCTTGAGGTTCCACCAACAGTGCGAAAAAGAGGACAGGGAGATTCCGTGTTTTGATGATGGGCTTTGCCAGGTGCTCGGAGATGAACCATTTGAACTCGACCCGTTTAATATGCGGGTCGTGGGATTTTACTGGAAGGTTATTGGATTCTCGGGGTCTGATGCGAATGGCCTTCCGACGATATCAAAGATAGAATATGCTGAACAGCACCATGAGGAGGAGTTGGTACCTAGTGATTATGAAGAGTTTTATGATAGGCTGCTTCTTCTCCATCACGAACATCGAAAACTTGTCGCAGAAGAGATTAAGGAAAGGATAGAACGTGGCTCGTGAAGCTAAGGTAAAACTCGAAGCTGATGCCAAGGGGTTCAAAACCGCTGTCACCGGAGCAGCAAATCATCTTAAGGCTCAGTCTCAAAAAATACAGGCTTCCTGGGGAAAGGTAAAGAACCGAACTTCATCGGTTATCGGGAGCTTTAAGAAGCTCTCTTTAGTAGCCGGGGGGGTCATTGTGAGTTTGGGAGCGATTATAAAGACCTCAGCCAATACCGGAGACGCATTTCAAAAGATGGCGCTCAGAACGGGAGCCTCAATTGAGTTTTTAAGCGGGATGAGCCATGTAGCACAGCTCGCAGGGTCTAACATAGGGACTATGGAGAACGCTATCCGGCTCCTGTCAAAACGGATGTTGGACGCAGATGAGGGGCTTGCCGAGGCTGCGGGATCGTTTGAGCGCTTGAATATAAACATACACGATTCTGAAGGTAATCTCAGAGCGATCGAAGATATTTTCCCTGATGTCATTCAGGCATTTGGAGATCTAACAAATGAAACGGAGAAAGTTGCATTGGCGCAGGAATTATTCGGTCGTTCAGGAACTCAATTACTGCCACTCATTAAACAGGGCACAGATGCTATCAATGACCAGATGAATGAGGCGAAGGCTTTAGGGCTTGTGTGGAGTCAGGATACTGCCGATGCTGCAGCTGAGTTCAACGATCAACAACTTCGCCTGGTGAGTGGATTTAAGGGTATCAAGAATGCTGTTGCCAATGCCCTGATTCCAACTTTTATAGAATGGATGGAATCCGGAACGGAGAGGATCAAGGAATTTATTAAAACCGATCTTCCCGGATTTGTGAAAAGAGTTCAGGAGGGATTCGAGAAGCTCGTTCCGAAGATTGAATCGTTCGTGAAAAAACTCTGGGATATTGGTAAGTTTGTGATCGAACACGGTGATGTCATCGCTAAGATATTCGTTGTGGCAACAATAGTTATTACGACTGTGAAGCTGGCGCTTTTAGTGAAAGCGATCTGGGGGCTCGTTGCAGCGAGCACCGCGCTCACTTTCACTCCAACTGGAGCCATTTTAACCGGACTTGCGCTATTGGCGGGAGTGTTTGTGCTAATTACCTCAAACGCCGATGAGGCGAGTGCGTCAGTTAAACAATTATCCGGATTAGGTGCTGATGCCGGCGGTAATTTTGAAGGTACGGACATACCGTCAAGATTCGGGCCTCAGACAGACAGGCCAACTATAGCAAGTTTAGGGGGGTTTATAAAAGACCCCTCCCCTCGCCCAAAGATGTTAGATCTAAATAAAATTCGGGAAGCTGTGCTAGCAAATCTATCAAAAGAGGGGGATAAAGAGATTGAACTTACCATAAAGGGAGACGGGATGAGAGAATTTGCTACAACTAGCAAGGAAGCCCTTATCCCTTTGATAGAAGGTTTTCCAATGGTTTCTCAAGACCTTGAGTTGATAAATGTGGAGCTAGCCGGTCTTCAGGTAGGCTTTGGGGATTTCGCGGCGACCGTGGGTAGCAATTTCGATATAATGAGAAGAGCGGCGTTCAATTTCACAGGCAGAACAAGGCAAAATTTCAGCGAATTCTTTAGAGGAATGGCGGATGAATCAACAACTGCCTCTCAGGTTTGGAGCCAGCTATGGGAGAATATGAAAGCAACAGCTCTTGGCGCACTCTCCGAAATCTTGATCGACTTTGCTACGAAAAAGGCTCTCGAGGTAGCCCTTCACGGCACGGCAGAGAAGCAAAAAACGTTGCTAACCCAGAAGGGAACGATCGCAAGGATGGCCTCCTCTGCATTGGAGATCGGAAAATCTTTATTATCAGCTGCAGCTTCCATGGTCGCGGCTATAGCTGCCGGTTTTAGATGGTTGGTAACGACTCTTGGACCATTCGGACTCGCCGCTGGAATCGTACTGGGGGCAGGTCTGATAGCCGCCTTTAATTCGATAAAGGGGAGATTAGGATTTGAAAAGGGGGGTCTCATCCCGAGATACGCTATAGGCGGATTGATATTGGCCGGAAGTGTACTTCCGCTCCAGATGGTCGAAGGAACTGATAGTCTTCTCATTCGAGCCACTCCAGGGGAGTACGTGGTACGGGAGCCGATTGTGCGACAGTATGGCGCCGGGAATATCGACGAATGGAATCGCACAGGCGATATATCAGCCTTAATCAGATCCTTTCCCGGAAGACAGTCCGGGGGCCTTGTAGATATGGCTTCAACTGGGGTATCAGTAAGAGATCGCCAGGGAGGAGTGATTGTAAATCTTTATTTTACCCGAGAACAAAAAAGAGAGGATGCTGAGTACATCCGACAGGTAGTCGGGGAAGAAGTCGGAAGAGTAATTCAAAGAAAAGGTCGGTTGAGAGAGATATAATTGGCGAAACCGACGTTTCAGTATGCAAGCACAACAATTACATTTTATAAGGGGGAGATATATCCATTTACCGAAGAAGTTGAAGCTATACAAAGCGTTGGGCATATGCCAACGGGGAAAGTAAAGGTTGCCACGTATGATGATAATCCACGGAGGATCTTTAGATTTGAATTCACCTTGAGGCGTCCCGGGCTTTCCGGAACATCGACTCTCTCTGATCTCAGGGATTTTATAGAGAATAAGATACAATTTACAGGTGAAGCCTTCATTTATACAAATGCCAGGGGTGAATCAAAAACCGTTCGATTACTGAAACCTGTCCGTTATCCGGAAGAATTTTACGATGATATCCACGGCACCTTCTTGCTGCTGGAGGAGAAAAATTAAGAGTGGCTAAAAGCCTACCCGCACAATTCTCCACAGAGAAGGATAAAATTCATTATAAACCAATTTATCTCGTGGATATCGATGCTCTGGGGTATCACTGGGCAACAAGGGCTGTTACGGTAAGAATGATGGACGGGGGATCGTGGAATTTGTCTATAAATGGTCCACACACTGGATTGACAGATTCGGGGGAAACATTTATTTCTGATGGCGTAGCCAAGGGGGACATCCACACGCTGGTGGGAACTCCAGATTTAATCTTCACTATCGATAGAGTCGCATCTGAAACCCGCGTATATTGGACGCAATCACGGTCCGGAGGTGGAAGCGGAGCATCGTATAGAATCGATCGAACCTATGCTGAAGCCTTGAAGGGTTCTTCTCCAGGACGAGGCGTTGATCTGGGGATAGGACTGATCTCTCAAAGCATAGACCTGCTGGGGGGTATTTCAACGACTGGAAATGTAACCCTCTCTCTGTTAAACCAGGATCTCTTATCAGATTCTCTTCTCTCCGGGAAACTCGACAACGCCGAAATATCAATTAGATTATTATTTGATGACGGCACACAGATACGCTTCGATGAAAGTGATCTTATTTTTAAGGGGGTCATAGATGATTACCAATTTAATAAGGAAGCGATTGAGATATTTTGTGTCAAAAGCGATATAAAATCCAATATAACCGTTCCTAAAAAGACTATTGATAAACAAGGCTTTCCCAACGCTCCAGACGAAAGTATAGGTAGTCGGATCCAATTAGTGTACGGTAATTTCTGGGATGGGAATGACCCAGACTATAATAAATTTGATTTGGTACCAGCGATTTTAACAGATCCCGAAAGCATGGAATACACTATTTCAGATCATATTCTCACAGGGTTAACATTGGCATCAAGTGTCTATATGGACGCCCCTCAAATAAACACCTATGTTTCACTAACCCTCGATAATGGAATCATTTTCAATTCGGTACCACCTGCCAAAGTTAAACTAGAATCTCCAATAAAGGGGGGGCTGGCAGTCAGACGATTTGCGAAGGGGGATCGATCTACGATAAACGATTTTTATAAGATTATGGACCGCACAGAAAGCTATGTAACGATTGGAAACAACCAGAAATTATATGTGAAGTTACCCGAACTATCATCGTTTGGGAAGCTATCAACGGCGACTAATAAAATTTTTATTCGGTATTTTTTAGGCACTGTTTCCGGATCCGGAACGGCTGTAGTGAGATATCATCAAGCCTCCGGGAGTACAGGAAAGAATATTACGAGTGCGGACTCTGACACAATTAACACGTATATAATTGATACCGATGACTCAGACAGGACGCCGGGGGACTGGACGTGGGAGGAGTTGGCGAGTACAGAATTTGGTATAACATGCGATGCAAATATTTCCGTTCAATTAAAGAATTTTGTACTTAGGATTAGCGATGTTTTTATCTTCATTGCCGGCCAACCCTTGAATACTCCAATACCTCGTAGTAGAAGTGGCAATGTACGGCGGTTTTATAGATTGAGGCAGGTCCAGCCGTCCCTGGCAGAACCCCCCCGGACAGGTGTGACTGCGGAGAATATTTTAATCCAGTGCCGTGGAAAGAAATATGGGGATTGGCTTAAAGCTCCCGGAAGATCTAATTCGGTTTTCGTGGGTAATGCAATCAAAACGGCTGCTGGAATAGTGGAGGATTTGCTACGACACGCCGGAAACAGCAATAACGATATTGATATGGATTCATTTGACACCGCTATCGATGTAGCCTCTGGCAGCCAATTTTGGGGATTGATTCAAGAAGAAAGATTAATATTAGACACTATTGACGATATCTGTAGGCAGTCCAGAGCAAAGCTTTATAAATCTTCAGCAGATAAGTTTAAAATTATGATATACGATTCTACGCAAAGCCTTATTTCCGATGGAACATTTAAAGAGAATCCCACCATGACTGGAAGTGCCTATGACGATAATCCAATAGTGGAAGAGCCAACTATTTCAAAGATTTCAATGGATGATATCGTCAATTCGGTTAAAGTTAATTACCATTTTGATTTTATCAAAAGTACTCCCAGAAGGACGACGATGATTTCAATTGAAAAGAAACCGACAAATACATTTGTTGACGAGCCTGATACGGGGATAGATGGATCTACAGATCCAATCACATTTGATGTGGACATAAATGGTACCGATGACGCTTCAGAGATTAACGTAAATGATTATGTTCTAATAGATCAGGAGATCATGAAGGTTACCTCAGTTAATCAAACGACCGATGATATTACTTGTGACAGGGCTCAAAAAGGCTCCATAATTGCCGCCCACCAGGATAATACACCTATATTCATCTTAGTTTCAAACTCTGATAATGGGGGGGGCACCAGGGATCAGAACGGATCTGCACCGAACAATCGTGAAGATCTAGCTATGTTGAGTGTCGCTAAATATGGTATTGTGAATGAATTTCAAATTGATGCCGACTGGATTCGAGATAATACTCAGGCATTAAACCTCAGAAATTTCTTGTTTGATAGGCTTTTAAATAGGCTTTATACGATTGAATTTAATACTTTTTTAAACGCAGTCCATGTTGAAATAGCAGACTTTATAAATATACAACATCGCTCGATCGCTGGTTTATTTTCTGACATGACGACCAAGAAGTGGGAGGTATTAGGTTTAGGCCTGGCCCCCAATGCTGATGCGGGGCAAATAAAAATAACCGCTATAGAAGTGTAGATATTGAACGTAAGGCGTACGCTTTTTGACAAATAGCACGTCTTTTTTTGACAAATATCGTGGCGACATACAACACGGGTTCTTGTTGAGAGGTATATGGAAATTATTCTCACCGGAGTAGCTAAAACGGATGAGATCCTCGCCATAACCTTTACAAAAAAAGCGGCTGCGGAACTGAAATCCCGCGTTCGGGAACGGCT